CCACCTAGTTCCCCTCGTGCTCCGGCTCGTGCACCGGCTCATCGGCAGCGACGAAGAACTCGCCGAAGTTCGCGAGCGCCTCAGCCGCCTGGGCCGCTTCCATCTCGCAGACGTCGCCCGGATTGAACGACTGTCCGAAGCCGACGAACGCCCGCACACAACGCAGTTGTGCCATCAGTCCTCCACGATCTCGAAGGGCCCGCGCCCGTAGGCGTCGGCCTTGAAGTGCTCGAGCATGAACGCAGCCTCATCGGCAGGCACGGCAACGGCTGCGCCCGGAGCGATGTACACCGAGCCGACGTAGACGCGCGTTCCGGTGTTCCGAAGCATGACCGTCGTCGGCTGCTCGGCGGGCGGCTCCAGAATCGGATTCACCATCGCCACCGGCTGCGGGTCGCTTCGCTTGCTTCGTGCCATTGGTTCTCCGTCAGGAGTGGGGCGAGGGCCTGACGGCTGCCCCCGCCCCCTCCCCGGTTGGTCTACGACACGCGCGGCAGGCTGAATCCGGCGTTGATGGTCGGCTCCGTCGCCACGTCGTATCCGTGCTTGAAGCTCGAGCGACGAACGAACTTGAATACGTCCTGATGGTTCAGGAATCGGTAGTCGCTCGACATCCGCGCGACCACGCCACCGCGGCGGCCGATCTTGATGGCCGGCCGGTAGACGTGGAACAGCGACGTCAGCGCGCCGCCGTTGCCCTCGAGGCCCGACGCATCCGCCGCCTCCGACACTTCATCGGACACGACCAGCGGACGCCCCCACAGGCTCGCCAGCGTGCCGGTCGCCACCGTTCCGGGTCCGCCCATGACCTCGTACGTCTGAACCAGGCGCTCGCCGGTCTTGGTCTTGAGCAGCAGGGCCCACGTCATTCCCATGTTGCTCGTGAGCCAGAGCGAGTCCTTGATCTTGTGGGCGTAGCGACCCTGCGAACCGAAGATCAGGGCCGAGTTGTCGCCCGTCAGCGCGGGCGCCAGGTTGACCGGCGCCACGATGCCGGCCGTCACCATCGCGGCATGCCAGTAGCGGATGCCGTCGCCGCAGTTGCGGATGTCGTTGGTCGCGAACGCCGCACCGCCGTCGATCTGCGCCGTCGACTGACCATTGACGAGCCAGCGCTCGTCGCCACGGTTCAGCGAGTAGGCGCCCTCGCGCATGATGAAGTCGCCGCCGTTGACGACCGCGTCCTCCTCCCAGAACGGGGTCGCCACGACCGCCGTGCCGTAGCCGACTGCCGAGAACTGGAACCGCTTCGTGGTCCAGTTCTGCGGGGTCAGCGTCGCGTCGGTCGTGTTGCCGGCGTCCGCCGTGTTCTCCGGCAGCTTGTTCGGGTAGAGCTGCGATCCGAGCACGCCCATCGTGTAGGTCGGGTTCGGCATCGGCACTTCCTCGAAGTAGCCGAGGAGCACGCGCTCCGTCTCGACGTAGTCGAGAATGCGGCTGGACATCGCATCGGACGGCACCCAGAAGCCACCCGTCGAGGTCACGCCGTCCGACATCGCGAGCTGCACGGCCGGCTGGATGCGCGCGGCCAGCTTCTCGAACTCGTCGGCACCCTTGAGCGTCTTCCACGCCCCGGACGCCACCATCGCCGGCCACGAGTTGCCGATCTTGGCGAGCTGGAGCGCCAGCACGTCCGACACCTCGCGGAACCGCTTTAGCAGGCGCTTGGTCGAGGCGTCGTCGATGCCGAGCGATGCGTCCGAACGGCACACGACGTTGTACTGACCGACGTCCATCTTCGACAGCGAGTGCGCCACCGGATCGTTCTGCGGGTTGTCACCGGGGGCGAGCGTCGACTCCCAGCGCGTGACGCCAGAGAGGTCGAGCTTGTCCTTGTCGTGCGGAGCGTCGGGGACGTTGCGGAGCGCCTTCTTGTAGTCGGAGAGCGTCTCCTTGTAACCGTCCATCGTGTCCGACACGTCCTTGTGCATCTTCTCGACGACCGACAGCTTCTCGCCGAGCGTCCGGTTCTCGAGGCGCAGCGACTGCGCTTCGCCCTGGATCGCGGAGAGGAACTCGGCGGCGATCTCGTTCGCCTCCGTCTCGCTCTTCGCCCCGGCGAGCTGCGCCTTGATGTCCTTGTTGAGATCCACCTTGCTCATCCCCCACCCCTCCCAGGTTCGCCGGCCCCTGCCGGCCCCTTATTGCTGCACCCATTTGCCCGACTGAGGTGCGGGCGAACCAGACAGTTACGACGCCTGTTTGAATCCTCCGCGGATGCGCGCGAGCGATCCGGCGATCCACTGCCGACGCTCGGCCTCGCGCTTCTTCTCCTGCTCGGCCATGCGCGCGAACAGCCCGCGCGGGGCGCGCGCGAGTACCCGAGCCTCGACCTCATCCGGATCGAGCGCCCCGTCGTGCTGCTCGGAGGCCGCGATCTTGAAATAGCGGGTTCCGCTGATCGCTCCCGACATCACGGCCGAGAACTCTTCGACCTCGGAGATTCCGTCATAGACGTATACACACTTGCCGCCGTCCTGCCCGTAGTCCATGCCGGCGACGTGCTCGCAGTCGCCAGCCTGCTCGCCACAGATCGAACAGGCGAACGAATCGCAGTACATGCCGATCGAGGCTTCCGTGACCTGGCCGCCCGAGATGGCCGCCGAGAGGCCGCGCCCGTTGACGAACGGCTGCTCGTTGAGGACGTAGAGGAGCGGGCCCGCCCACTTGGCTCCGTTCGCGTCGAGCGACGAAAGCCCGCGGAACGCGGTCCCCACCGGCAGCACGCGCGGGTCGCCGGGATAGACGGCGTGATTCACCATGTAGGGCGTGCCGGGCATCATGCGGGCGATCGAGTCGACCGCATCGGTCGCGATCGCGCGCCGTCCGTCCTTGAACGGCATGTCATTGACGAGCCACAGGCCGAACACAGACAGGTCATCGGCCGTGAGCGTGGAGAGCACGCCCGGCAGGGCGTTGATCTCAGCCAGGCACTCGTCCATCGAGGGCATCTGCGGGCCGGCCGGCGCCTCGGGGGCTGGCGCCGTACCGGCGAGCCGCACGCCGGGAATCGTGAACGTCTCGCGCACTCGATAGACCCTGCTCATCCCGTTGCCTTCTTTCGCTTCTGAGATCCCACCGCATGGCGCGTCAGCCGCGTCGCCTGCGCCTCAGTCGATGCGCTGCTCGCGCGCACGCGCACCCCGCGCCCGATCTCGGGCTTCAACGCCCCGCACCAGAAACACACGTCCGAGACGCCGCACACTTCCTCGACGTTGTGCGCCGCGCATGTCTCGCAGCGCCAGAATCGTTCCCGCAGGCCTTCGCGGCCGGTGAAGGGCCGGTCCATCTCGGGGCGCTTCATCGGCGCCCTACCAGGATTCGGGCGATCCGGTTGGTGGGCGCTGCGCCGGAATCGTCGGCGGACTGTGAGAGCGCCTTCCGGAGCCGGATCGCCTCAATCCGATTGGCGAGCAATGCCTGATTGACCACCGGGGCGGTGGTGCATACGCAGTTGCACGTCTCGCCCGGAGGTGCGCCCGGATCGCCGGGGAACTGCATCTCCGTGCCGCCGACGTCGAACGTGTCTCCGATCGCGCGCACCTGGCCGTCGAGCCCCTGGCCGCCGTCCGAAGCGCCATAGATGCCGTTCGGATCCTCGGAATGCCGCCCACCCAGGCCGCTGCGGCTCGTGAGCCATTCCATTTGATCGACGACACCCGACTGCTGATAGGCTTCCTGCGCTGCAAAGTTGTAGGCCGACAGGCTCTCGGTGCGGGCGATCGTGAGCGCCTGGTTGCGGCGCGCGTCGAAGGTGTCGTGAACGGCCGCGATCATCTGCTCGAGCGAGCCGCCCGCCTCGACCGCTGCGGCGAGATTCTTCTGCAACATCTCGCGCGTCGTCTGGTCGGGGATCGAAAGCGCACGCGCCGCCTGATCGGTCAGGAACCGCGCCGCGCGGGCATTGTTGGCATCGAACCCGACCTCAAGCGCCACGTTCGCGATCGCCTCGACATCAGCGAGCGCCTCGACGCCGCGCTCCCGCACGATCCGTTCGAGCGCCTTCTTGAACCGCGCCTCATCCTCCGGGTCGGATTCCGGAACCAGCGAGTTCATGTCGAGCGCGTCGAGTGCCACCTTCCGCGCGCCATTCTTCGCCGCTGCGACGCCGCTGCGCTTAACCCACGCCTTGACCTCGCGCAGCGCGTAGGCCCGCTGGCCAGCCAGCCGCTCGACGCACAGCGCGAGCAGGCTGTCCGACATGGCGGCGAGTCCCTTCGCCGACTTCTTCCTGCGCCCGAGTTGCTCGGCATTCCGCGTGACGAGTGAGAGCCGCGACGAGTTCTTGGTCGGCGGCTTGACGTCGGGCGCATTGGGGATCGCTCCAGAATCCGCCCCCACGGCGGGGAATGTCGGCTTGGGAGCGTCGTAGAGCTGGTCATCTTCCGGCCGCTGGGTCGTCTCGCGGCCCATCTCCTC